ACGGAAACCCGGGGGATAACCGGATGTCCAACCTACGGCCAGCCACGCAGATGGAGAACCGCTGGAACTCCCGCCGCAAGCTGCCCACCACAACGAATACGAAGGGGGTCTACAAGCGTCCTAGCGGGCACTATGAGGCCCATATCTGCGCCAACCACAAGAGGGTACACTTAGGCACGTTTGAGCGTAAGAAAGATGCCATCGCCGCCGTCTCCAAAGCCCGAAAACAACTACACCGAGAGTTTGCTAGGCACAGGTGAGTTTGTTGCAACGCGAGAGGAACTTATGGAGTGGTGTAGGCAGGACTCTGAGATGAGGATGGAGAACCTTGCCAAATACATCCTCGCAAAGCCCACAAAATTGGCTCGTAGGCGGTTCCTAGAAGAATTTGAACACCGACATGGGGTAGAGGCTACCGACCTCTTAAAAGCCAAAATTTTAGGACTGGTTCAGAAATAGCGCGACCTCTGCCTTGCGGCGGCGCACAAGACCGGGCGTGACCTTTCCACCGCTGTTGACGTACTGCATAAAGCCGTCGGCAATTGTTTCTGGCGACTCGTTTCTAAGTATGCGCTGACGCAGGGTAGACCTTTGGAATCCACCCACGCCTATGTTAAAGGCCAGAGCGATGCAAGCGTCGAAGAGCGGCTGATTACCAACAAGATTAGGAGCAAGTCGAAGAACGCCACGCTCAAAAGAAACGAGATCAGCAACGAAAATTTTCTCCAGTTCGTCGCGCGACCAAATTCTGTTGTCCTCTTCTTTGAGCGGAAATTCATTTCGTATCATCCCCGTATATCCGTCCTTACGCACAATTGGCAGTTTTAATTGCTCGTTATACATAAGGTGGCCCCAGCCCACGGTCCAGCAAAAAGCTGTACATTTATACGGCTTGTCACGATACCCCTCAAACTGGTGCATCAGGTGGATACCTTTTTCAGAGGTTTTCATAACTCTAGAACTCTAGTCACCACCAAGAAAACATAGTTTATAACGCAGGCGATACCGATACTCGTCCAGACGGGGTAGGCGGTAAATAGGTCAATAAACTCTTTCATTTCTTGGACCAGCCTCTACTTCCGAACCAGTAGCCCAAAATTCCACCTAGCATGGCCATCTCATCATCCGAAAAAATGGTATTGGTCGCCGTAATGAATTGGTCAACAGACATGGCTCCTAGACCCTGCTTGAATAGCAAGAAATAGCAAAGCGCAATATTAACCAAAAACAACTCAAGTACGAACAGGTAGGTAACAGTAGGACGGACGGTAGCCACATAGTTGACCGCCCACTTGCTAGCCTTATCCAAGACCTTTTTGTCGTGGTCTAGGGCGGCTTCGGTCATCTTTGCCTCAGACTGCATGGCAACCTGATCGGTGCGGATTTCCTCTATCTTGGCTTGCGCTGCAAAACCCTGCGCGGCCATCTGCAACTGCATTTCATTTTGCAGTCGGGCCAAAGCAAGTTCGTGAGATTGATCGGCTTTGTTCTGAAAAAAGTCTAAGACTTTCGGTAAGCCAGAGATTAACAACCCGCCAAGGGTAGAGAGTAAGGATAGCATTACATAGCTCCAGTTGCTTTGAGAATTCCATAAACGATTGCAGAAACGAGGAGAAGTCCTCCCCATTCTCTGCGGGCTTGCATACGGTTGCGGTAGAACTCATCGTTTAACTCCCGATGGTCTTTTCGTAATTGGTTGATTAGGGATTTGACTTCAGAGACAGCAGAGCGGCCAAACTCTTGCTCTACTTCTCGATACATTGCTTGTTCAGCTTCGCGGATCTGTCGGATGATCCGGTACTCGTCTATTGCTTCCATCCACACCATGTCGCCACGGCGCATCATCTGTTGTTGCTTGCGCTTCCACGCAACCCGGGCTTTTGCTTCCTCGTCTAAGAAGGTGTTGACCTCCTTAGCGGTTTCTTTTATTTCTCGCCCGACTTTGACTGCTTCTTTTATACCACCTAGTGCCGCCCGTGTAGTCTCAATCGGGTCGCTCATTATCTCCCTATACTTTCTCTCCCCTAAAAAAAGCCTCTCCGTCTATAACTTCACACAACTCTGGCGGCAATAATTTTCCATTTCTAAATGTTAGTACCGCAAAACCAGAGCACCAGTTTACGGGATTGCCTTCCGTGTAAACAAACTGCTCGCCATAAGGTTCTGCAAGGGTTCCCGTATCTACACCGTATCTACGCCCGTTGTAATCGCTCCACGGGGTTACTTTTAGCTGGTGTAGGTGGCCGGTCACAATGCTTCTTCCGGCCTTAAGAGTATTGTTGTAATTAGCATGGATACCCCCATGCCACCTGTGCTTGATAATTACGTTCTCGTTTATGTCTACTCGCCAGCCTGTATACCAGCCGGGGAAGTAATCGAAGAGTCCTTGGAAATCGGATAACTCAGGAGCGTTGATAGCAATATAACGGTGCAGCCTGACATCGTGGTTACCAAAAGTCCATAGGCAACGAGAATTTTTACTAGCGTTTTTGATCTCATCTAGTCGGTCCTGACAGGCTTCTATTTCCTGCTTTGGGGTAGGTGGGTTGGTTCCCATCAGAGGCTCGTGTCGGCTGATTCTAGAGCCGTCAAACACATCGCCGTTAAGGATGATCGTGGTGGGTTTAAATTCCTTCAGGAGCGCCACAAATGCTTTGTGTGCAACCGTGACCTCTCCGGGCCAGTAGTGACAATCGGACGCTATGAAAACATGACCATTGTCTACCTGATGCTCAATGATTCGTTTGTTCTCAGGGATGATTGTCTTTACAACCGAGTCCTGAGTAGCGTTAAAACTAGGAAGGCTTATCCCGTAACGCTTTTGGATAATGTCGCGTCTTTTATAGACGTTGGTGACATCCATGCCCAACTCTTTAGCCGCATGAGCTGGACTGCCGAGTCTTTTTAGAGCCTCAATTATTGACTCATCCGATACTTTTTTTCCTGCCACGAACACCCCCCAAGCGCATTTGGTCTACGGGTTCATGGGAACTGGTGTCGTACTGACAAGCAAGTTTTACAGCATCAGCAGGAGATAGACCTAAGTGCATCCCCGCTATGGCGAAATTTGCTCCGGTTCCTATGGCCCAAAAATCGTTCTTAATACGCGCCGGGATGATGGTCCCCTCATAGATCCACAGGCCATCAGCTCGAAGCTCAAGAACGGTCACATCGGTATCGGAGTCCAGTTCTCCACCGGACTCCAATACTTGTAGCATTTTCAAGCATTTATCCCAATCTCCGCAAGCCCCGTATATAGAACCCTTGCCAAGTCTCAGTTTTTGCACGAGGTAGAAGGAGTCATCGCCGCTGACCATCGAATCTGCGGCAATTTCTCCCGTAGATGCGCGAGCAGCGATTGTGGTCATTTGTTTACAAATAATTTATGCACATTTTGTGCAAAAGTAATTAACTGGGCATGTGTGGCGGTTGCTTTCATTTTATTAGCAAGCCAACAAATAACCCATATGTTGTTTTTTACATAGCCTTTTGAATTATCAATTCTGTCTAAAGATGGAGAACTATCTCTTGGGCCATGTCCGCCTTCTCTTGGTTTAATTTCAAGTCCTAATAAAGGGCAATACTTTGGAATTACAATATCTTCTAAGTCAATATTAAATTCATGCCCATACTTTTTTGCACGATTTTTTGCAGACCGAAACAATACTTTTTCTGGGTTCAGTCTATCCCACTTTCTTTGAGATTCTTTAAGTTTCTCTGGGTTTTCTAATTTTAAGCGTTCAATTCTTTTTCTTCTATAACCATAAACTTTGTCTTTGTTGTTTAATTCCCAAAGACGGCCTTGTTGACGCTTTTTTTCTTTGTTGGCTTGATAATAAGCCCGATGATATTCTGGGTCGTATGCCATTAGTCATTATATGGTTTTTTGCCTAACCATTCTCTCACGGTCCGTGTTTCAAGTATACGAAAACCCGTCCAGATGATCGTAAATATGGCTGCAATGGCCGGAAGTATGTCTGCGAGGGTTCCGATGACGGTTACGACAGAAACGGCGTCTACGGCTTGTTTAGTGGCTTCTGTGGTCATGGTTTGCTAGGCCAAGTAATGTCATGGGGAAAACCTGCTTGGGCAGGCAAATCTCTGAGTCCTTGGCGATAGACTTCCCAAACACCGGGGATGTTCTGATTTAACTCTAGATTCTTAATGACTACCCAGTCACATTCTGCCAAGCGGCGGTCACGGTCTGCTCTGACTGCTTTAGCGGCTTCAGCGTCTTTAGCGGCCTTAGTCTCATCGTCCATCTCTGAGATAGACCATTTCCACAGCCAACGACCTTGTGCGTCTTGCTCAACACCGTCTTTATAAGCGGTTTGATAGCGGGTGGTAGTAGGTGTCGGTGACTCAAATACTGGGTCTAGTCCTAGTTCCTCTACCAATGCAGGTGTCCATTGGCTAGGGAAAGAGGTGTTGGGATACATCGACCTTACTTCGCCTTGGGATTTGATTTCTCCCGTTGACTTGACTCTATACATGATTACTCCTTATGCGTAAGACCATTGGCCTTGATAGTTGTTTTTGCAACGCCACATGATTGTGGCACGCTTTACTCCAGTTGCTTCTTCACACTCAGCGGATGTTACAAAAATACCAGCAGGTGTTGAATACTTTTTACCAAGCCTTGATCTAACCAATGCTTCTATATGTCTTTTAGATTTTGGCTTCCCGCGAAGGCTATTGGCAATTTTGTCAGACCACTCTTTTGACCTTTTTGCCCCTTTGTGCGGCAAGGAACTATTGGCCTCTACTGTGTCGCAATACACATTATCAACAGAATAGGGGCCAACATCGTTTTTACGGCACATTTGATAGCAACCTGCTTTTTTGCCACGAAGTTCCCATTTGCCAGAGTCAATCCACCATTGTTTCCACTCTTCAAATGTAAACAAAAACTCTACGCCTCTGCGCTTTGAGTCTGCCTTGCTTCTTGTATAACCTTGCCTAAACTTGTCTTTTGTCATATTAGGCCACGGCAAAATACAAATAGGTTGCTGTGTTTACGTTTGCATTTAAGGCTGTTTCGTTTACCGTAAAACTTGTAGAAGAAACATCTACCCAATCCTGCCCAGTTGTTTCGGCGGCAGTTGAGTTTAAGAACAATGCTGGATCATTACCTGTTGGCAACCCTCTAGCAGAGTCACTTACAATCCAATTGCCAGTAGAGTCAGTCCTCTTTACAAGGATAAATCGGGGTTGGAAGTCTGTGGTGACGGTTACGGATGAGCCATTGCCTGTGTAAGAGCCTACTTTGGAAACACCAGCGCAGGTTGCAAAGAGGTAGGCAACAAATGTTTCACCACTACTGTTGGGAGCAAAAGCACCAAGACCAAAAGTTGTTGAAGTTGGCAAAGAACTTCCCCACAAGCCTGTTGCAGTTGATTCTCCATCTGTGCTTTGCAAACGTAGATATTTATTTTGAGGTGTTGTTAATGCTGATGCATATACCCACCAATCTGAACCCGACAAACTTCTACTTTTTACAATCATTAATTCAGGAACAACACCTAAGTTATGACTTACGTTTTGAGTTGAGCCATTCCCTGTATAGCAGACCACATCAAAGAAGCCGGGGGCGCGGCGGAACAACCAAGACACCATACTAGCAGCGCTAATGTTTTGCTTAAAACTATTTTGGAGGTCAAAAGTCCAAATAGGCGTTGTGTCAGCTTGCTCTGCCCCAGTTGTTTGTGGAACAAGATATTGTGAGTTGCCAGTTAATCTGCTACCTGCGTAGTTATAAGACGCAGCGCCAGTTGACCTAACTTGAGAAATTGCAAAGTCAGTTGGAAACCCTGCTGAAAATGTTTTGGGGTTAGTTGATGCACCATCAGCAAATACAGAATAAACACTCGTCCCAGTCTCAGGAGTCTTCATCGGCCCACGGCGAATGGCGATGTAGACATAAGTCGTTGCTCCGGAAAAATCCAAAGTAAATCCTGTGGCGGTCGGAGCAGCAACATCTGACGAAACTTCAGCGTCTGATAAGTTAGCTCTTAAACGTGCATCTACTTGTCCAGCAACAGTAAAGCCACGCATATTGTCAAGGATTTCCCAGTTGCCGGTGGTGCTAGATGCCTTAACCATCAGAAACTGCGGTTCCCATCCAAGGTCTACTGTTGCGTTTCCAAGGCAGGAGCCACAGCTAATCACATTATCTGAGCCAGCATCACCAAAGCCACCTGCGTCATGGGCGAATAGGTAGGCAACGTAAGTACCGCTGTTTGCATTGACCGTCGTATCAGTGCCAAGCGAGAACTCGGTTGATGTCGGCGTAGTACTGTTCCAGCGTGTCGTGCCTGTCGCCTTCGCTGCCGAGGTGTTCAGCACTAAGTATTCTGTGTTGGCAAGACTGCGGTGATAGACCTGCCAATCTGCTGCTGAATCTGTGCGCTTGACAATAATGCAGCCGGGAACAGAGCCAAGATTGTGAGATATGGTGCGGTTTGCTCCATTCCCAGTGTACGTCACAACATCAAAAAACTTTGCTTGTTCCGCAAATGTCCATGAGACATAGGGGCCACCATAAGGACTCTCATAGCCAAAACCATCGTTTGCGGTAACAGTAAAACCGGTAGTGAGAAAATTTACATACGCCGCACTTGTTTGAGCGTCTGCTTGATTTACAAATAAATACTTACCGGCACGGGAAGAATCCCAAATCGAATGGTTGTAAGTGCTTGCCCTACTTTTAATCCAAACCATTCCACCTTTAGTGGACAAGTCAATGCCGTTAGTGATGGTTTGGGTTGTAGTGCCACCCGCGTACAAATAAGTCGAGAACACATCTTCAACATATACTTTAGGTGCGCCAGCAGTCCCGGCTAATGCTTTTCTTGCGAGCATAGTTATTCCTTAAGCGTCACCAACACGAGCGCCATAGACCTGTGTAGATACTTTCCACAGGGTGATTACTGTATAGCCAGAGGTGTTAAGCGTAGGAGCAACGCCACCGTTAGTCTTCCACACCACTCCTGATCCACCAAATGTGGCGTCAGTCCAAGTCAGCGTGTAGGCAGTACCATCGTCCACCATCAGCGTTACAGACTCGCCAGCGGCAAAGTTAGTAGCCTTGGGGGTACGGCTTGCACCGAGTGTGATCAGTTGGATAGAGCCGTTGCCGGGGTCGATCTCAAACGCAGCGCCATCGGTAATTGTAAAGACATCTTCTGCAATCGCTCCAATGATGGCCGGGTCGGTCAGGGTCTTATTGGTAAGCGTCTGAGAAGCTGTATCTATAACAACTACGCCAGCGGCATCAGGAAGTGTTACAGCGCGGTTTGCGCTAAGTGTGTTTGGCGAGACTGTTACACGGTATGAACTAGATCCACCTGCCCGGCCAGTCAGGATTACGCCATCTTGTGTGGTCGTTGTGGAGGCAAGAAGAATTGGGGCGACTAATGTTTTGTTTTCTAGCGTCTGTGTTCCGGTAGTGGTTACATCACCAGTAGCGGAGGTAACGAAAGAAAGCACGCCAGAGCCATTAGTCTTGATAACCTGCCCGTTTGTACCGTCAGCGGTTGGGAACTGAAGCCCGTCAATCGTAGTGGTTCCGATAAGGTTGGATGTGCCACTTACCACTAGGTTGCCACCTACGGTCTGAGGGTCGCCCTGTGCGCCTACTTGGAAGTCTTTGAGCTGCTTCATTAACTCCCGAATGGCGTTGTTTACATCCGACGGCAGCATCCCTTCGCCAAGGTTAATGCTGTTTATGTCGGTGTTACTGGCTGCGGTTTGCGAATAGTCGCTGATCTTTACTTTGGGCATTTGTTACTCCGTTAGAATGTCGTGATGTTAAATCTACTTACTTATATTTGCATACCACTTTGTATAACTATTGGTCGGTTGTCTTATAAGTATTTTGGATTTGTTGGTTCTATTTGCGCGTTTGGTTTTATCGTCGTTGTAATTCTTCTTCTGGAGTTAGCAACCCTCCGAAACCTACGCTTAATGGCAAAGTAAAACCCATACCTGTGCGCGGAAGCGCAAGCGGTGTTGTTGTTTGAACAGATTGAATTGCGGGTCTAACTTGGCGAGCACCGGCGGCACTAGCACCACCCATTGCAGCAAGAGCAGCGTCGCCACCAACAAGACCTTGAAACATATTGTAAACACCACCTACACGACCAACATCTTCAAACAACCGAGCCATTTCGTATCCTGTTTTGGATGGGTTGCGAGCTTCTGCCGGAACTACTGTACGAGCAACCGACGATCTAAAATCCCTAAGTTGCTTAATTTGGTCTTTAGTAAACAGCTCTTTGGCAACCGCTGATCCTTTGCCCATTGTTAGTTCATCAATTTCACGAACAATTTTTGATGCTTGTTTTATTTCGCCGGTTGATTCTTGAAATAAACGACTAAATGCTGCTGCGCGAATACGCTCAAATTCTTCTGATCCTTCTCCAAATATACCTTTTAATTTAGAAGCAATACGAGCTGCTGTTTGGTTGTCTCCAAGTTTAGACGAACCAAATATGACATTCATTGTATCGGTTGGTGTTAGATCTTTTTGAACAATTTTTACAATTGCGTTTTGTGCGTCAGCATCTGCTGCGCTTTGCTTACCAGTTTTAAATGTCTGAGCATAATTTCGGTAGAGTGACCTAGCACGTTTTAATGTTTCTAAGTCTGCTGGATCACCTTTTGCAAGACCTGTGTTAATTGCGTCATCTAACCAATCATCAAATTCATTTATTACGCGACGTGCGGCAGTTGCATCAGTTCCTACTGCATCTCTAGCAATATTGGAAGTTTCTCTTCGTTTTTTTTCAATTTGTTTAAGAGTTACTTCAGTAAGTTTTGCGCCTTCGGTTTCTGGGGCAATAGCTCTTAACTGTGTAATAATCTCAGTAGTTTTTGGAGTCAAAGTAGGAGAAACAATAACGTCTGCCTGTTGCAATCCGTTATAAACTCGATTTTCAATGTTTCCAAGTGTTTCAGAACGGACACGAACATTTTGCGGGTTTATTTTGTCATAAACGTCTGATGCTTCTTTTTTCATAGACCCAGCTTTGCTACGAATCATTTCGTATAAGCCGCCTCCAGCCCCTTGTTGTTCGCTAAACAAACCAACTCTCGGAGCAAATGACTGTCCCAGTTTTTCGTTAATTCCTTGTTTAATTTTTTCTTGTTGTGCAATATCAAAAGCACTCATACGTTTTTGAGCAAAACCACCTCGACCACCTTGGCGCATTGCTTCTTCCAAGGCAATCTGACGCACATCTCCAGTTGCTTGACCACGGGTAAGCGGGATACCAAACACATCTGCTTCTGCTGTTCTTGCAGCACCTGTTGCTTGTTGTGCTTCTCTAGCAAACCCACGCCCAAGTTGCTGATACGCATTTTGTAATACTTTACGTCCAGCATCACCAAATTCATTGATGTTAATTCCAGCAGATTTCAACGCCTCTTGAAAACCGGGGGTGTAGTTACCAGCATCATCAAATACTTGACGGCGAGACTGAATAAATGATGTAAGTGTGTCGCCTAATTTTTGCCCAGCCCCACCAAACACCACATCCAAACCTACTTTTTTAACGTCAAACTCTTGTTCAGATCCAAGCATTTGAGCGCCAAGCTCTTTGCCAGAACTAACCGCTCCAGAGCCACCCATAGCGGTTAGAACTCGATTTAAACCACCCTTAAACATTGATGACAGTTTTGCAACTGGCGCATATTGAACTAAGTCGCCAATAAACCCTACTGCATCTGCCCCAGATAATCCGGGTCGATTGAGGTAAAAAGGTTTGTTTTCAATGACAACGTATGGATTTCCGTCTTTATCAAATCCGGGTTGAGCACCTTCAATGTTTTTAACAACAATATCTTGTAACGCTTTTGGATCTGTTGTTGTCATATATGCGCTAAACGCTTTAAGCGAATTAGCAATGTTTAGCCCAGCCTGTGACAGTTCTTTGGTTTCTGCTGTTGGTGTTGGAAGCATGGATATTCCAAGACCGGAAGCATCTGGAGAAACGGTTTGCGGTTGTTCTGGAGCAAGACCCTCAAACGGATTAAAGTCTACTTTTTTAAATTTTTCGGTAAT